CTGCATTTCTTTTGGAAGTTCATTAGCATGGTTATTGAACCATACGATCATTTCATTCAATTCCTCTTCGGAATAAGATTCTTTTTTTTCAGCCATAATACATAAGTTGATGTTAGTTTCGACAAAGATAATAAAAAAATAACCCCGACTCATCACGAGCCGAGGTATTTCAATTTATAAATTTAAAGTCTTATGATGAAGATTGTCTGTTGCGCCAATGTTTTCGTACTATCAGCACAACGACAAGCAAAACTGTTGCACAAACACAGGCAAAACCGATTTGTTCAGGCAGCGTGGATTCTTTTTTCTCTTTTATGGTTTCTGACTGTTTTTCCTCACGGGTATTGGAAGTGGTTCTTTTATCAGTCTTGACATTCGTAGTATCGGCTACTACCGTCTGTTTATCCTCTTTCTTATTGAAATCACCTTCTACGTGACCATCAGCCAGTAACGGAGGTTTCCCGGTCAGGCTGTCGGGCGGTTTTCGGGTATCATAGATACGAAAATCAATCACATAGCTGCCATTAGTGGTAATGAGTTCGCTCAAAGAGGTACTTGATCCGTGTACGATGTTGACAGATTCACTGGCACTGTCCTTCCTGATTACTTCAGTGTCTGAATTGACAGATTTATACGAGCTACCGCATGACAACAGAAGAAACAGGCACATGAAGGGAGCCAGTAATATATGCCGGCTTACCCAGTTCATAACTCTAACCAACATAAGAGATATCATTTATGCGGTTCATCCACCCTCTCTTAAATTTATTATTGGTCGGACGCTTGCGGCATATATCCTCAATAAAGTCGAACCGGGCAATCTTAATCATGTCGAACAACTCACGCGGGTTCTTGGCATTTACAGCGGCAATGGTCTTGGGACCTACAATGCCATCCACCGTAACACCAAGCAAGCGTTGAGGAATCTTAATTCCGTGCGCACCGGATGCCCACACCCAATCAACCAATATATTAGCAACTGATTGCGATTTAATCTCGTCAGCTTTCCATCTGTCCCAATAATGCAGCTTGAGTACACGATTAACAACATCTTCACGGGTAAGTAGGTGTAAATCATCCACATCTATATCACCGTCACCATCCTTGTCATAGCCGCACGATTTCCATGTGCCGATAGTCACGCCCATATTGGTAGCTCCTCCCAAATCGTCAGGGTCATTTACAAAACCGCCTTCCCACTTTAGGATAAACGGTGCAAGTTTTCTTACGTCAGCCATACTACTCATTAATTATAATTATTCGATTTTATTTTCTTTGAATTCCGGCAGGATATATTGTATGTTAACCGCTGCTTCATGCAAGACCTTATGAAGTTCATCTTCATTCAAATCCGTTTCATCTGTAAACTCACAAAAGATATTTCCAACCCAATCTTGAGATGAATTAAGCCGTTTAATAGCCACGCTGTTGCATCCATTTGTTGATAATAGAGATTTGGCAACCTTATCCTTAACCTGATTATCAATATCTGAATAGAACATGAAAAGATTCTTTGCGAGATTTTCTGCAAAAACGGCCACTTCACTCATGGGAAGTGATTGAATGCTTTCACGCATTCCGGCTATACCTTTTCGTTTTACCTCGAACTGCACCGAAAGAAAAGCTATATGCCCCAAGGGATGGGGTTGTACGATATATACCCTGTCTGCTTTCGTTTCATAAAGTACACGCCACAACTCACCGAACACCTTGGCGGAGTTCTCGCTGCGGTGGTAACTTCTTCTTTTCTCTTCTTTTTTAAAATATTCCACTTTTAAATCAGTCAACTTGTTTTTGGTATACTGATTATAGGCGAAATAAGCTGCCAGCAATGTTCCGGCAGCACTAATAATGTTTGCAATATCTATCTCCATTACATTCACCGTTTAATTATTATATGATAAATTATTCATCCTGTTTCCTTTATTTCTCAACAGTTCCTGTCTTTCCTGAAAAAAACGCCGAGAATTTATATATATGCAAAATAAATCCATATCCATATTGCTTACTATTCATATTTCACTATCTTTGTCAATACTTTGTTGACCTGATTCTTTCAAAACTATTATTGATTGGATTTAACTTCCCCCCATCAGACTGTGAAGCCAGATGGGGGATTCCATTATTTGACAGATAGACAATAAAAAAGAGCCTGTCGCGGTATAAACCGTAACAAGCTCTTGGCTTTTATTCAATGCAAAAATAGGAATTGTTTTTATATTTGGCAATAAAAAATAAATAAAAGGATTATTGGTAAATACAACACTCGTTTATGCAAATGTTTTGTTATGAATGGAGCAGTGATGTTAAGTTTCTGACTGTAGAGATAGTCAGAAACTTAGTTAACATATTAGATTCAGTTAAAAGGGTAAATCATCTTTTTGTTCTCCGAAATCCACAGGTGGTTGAGGTGCGGATGTTTGTACGGATGCAACACTAGATGATGCTCCTTGATAATAGGCTTGAGGCTGTTGTGGTGTGGTAGACTGTCCCGGATTACGGAGTATGGCTTTCCAGCAGATGATGGAGTTAAACCATCTTCCTTGCCATTCATTCGCATTGATATCTATTTCAATATCAACATCCTGTCCAACATCCAGCCCGAAATTCTGAATATTGTCATTCATTACTGAAAAAGCTACTTTCCTTGGATATTGTCCTGGAATCTCCAAAACAAAGTCCTGTCTTTTCCAGCTGTTCCCGTTTTTTGATACACCCGATTGTATCGGTTGTGCCACGATAATTTTTCCTTCTAGTTTCATTGTTATTTATAAATAGTTAAACACTATATGTCCGGCTTTTTCAAGCTTACGGGCATAATTTAAAATACCTTTCTTGGTGCTGAAACTTTCATCGTTCCACCAAATGCCAAATTTTTTGACTTGACACTGGTAACACCAATCTCCCAATAGATTCTCAGATATTCCTATACGATATTTGGCCATTTTATTCATATTCATCAGCCGGATTTAATTTGTCTGACTCGTTGATTGCGCAGCTGATAATATCACAATCAGTAAGTTTTCGTTGTATGATAACCATACCTCTTTTGCAATTATCGCTCTGATTGAGGTCACAATATTCCCCTCGATATAAAATATCAGAAAGTTCGTCCAAAACTTTAAATATGTCAGTGAGTCGGAGATATGTTATTCCGATTACTTCTTTATTGTATGGACGGACTTCTTCTATCCGTTTGTCAAGAGATAGACAAGCGAATTCTGCCATACATCTTGTCAGTTCCACTTTGGCAAGCAAGGCACTGTTCCCAACTCGGCATTTGTCAAACTCCATTTTAATAGAGTATTCCATTTTAAGCAGGTCAGGTTGTACTTCATCTGCAACATATTGGTTGGCATCAGCCATGAAAAAAGCCCGGTGTCCGGCTATTTTATTGATTTTCTTTTCATATTGAAGCATCAACTGTTCCAGTTTATTTCCTTGCTGTTTTACACGGAAGCGACAAAGCCCTGATTTACGTAATGCACTTAACATTTCTACAATTAAGGAGCAGACTATATCATTGGTGAACAATATGTTATATATTGCTGCCAGTGTGATGTTTTCAGCTTTTAACTTCTTGTTTGTATTATCTATTTTTCTTTCCATAAATCCATGAAATCTTTAAAGATATATGGCAGGATAATAACAAGCACAAGCATTTCTGCAATTAGCATAATTAATTGTCCTGTTCCCATATCAGTCCATTCTGTTTTTGTTATAATTCATTTTGGCTTCAATGAGTGAATCAATGTCACATTTGAAATGATGTAGTGTGCTTAGGGCAACTATTATTACATCTGCCAGTTCTTCCTCTACATCTAAATATTCTTTGATATGTGGGGAACATTCACCCGTACATTCAAAAACTTCGGCAACTTCTTCAAGTAAATCTCGGTAAAGATTGTTGTTGCTGTCATTGTCGGGGTCAATCTTTCCACGTCTTACGGCGCATTCATAAGTTTTCCCTGCTATTTCATTCAGCTTTCCCATTATTAATATGTTTTATCCAGTTGTTATCTTTCTCCAAAAACCATTGCCATCCGTTTTTCGGCTTGTATTTTTGTTTTATATATCTGCGGACAGTGGCGTAATTTAGGTGCAGTTTTTGGGCTGCTTGAGTTATTGAGTCGAATCTGTACCATTCTCCTTCGGGGGTGACTGCGATACATGGAAAGGCGTGGGCTGTTCCGTCAGACCAGCATTTGTGTCCTTTCAGTGCCTCGCTGTGTCTTTTCTTTATCTCAACGGCTCTCTCTTTGCCATAATATTCTTCATAGGATTTTCCCTTTAATCCGTGATGGTATCCCTTGTTAAAAATATTATGTCCATTGACAACCCGTGTGACGGGTATTTCAGGTTCCAGTCTTAATTCCATATAATTTCCTGCTTTTATAATTGTATCTTTTCATTTGATTTTGGTGTATTCTTTGTCTAATTCGTACTCGAAAAAGCCTTTTGCCTTATCGTAAAGTTCGTCCTTTATATCAATAAAATACATGGCGGAAGTAAAAGCTTTTAATGCAGCCTCACGGGCTTTTTTCTTATAATATCCAACCCGTTTGACAGCATTCTCTTCTTTTCTACGTTCTTGCTGTTCCAGATAACGGTCAACCGCTTCTCGTCCCCAATGGAACATGTCTTCTTTATCGGCAAAAGTCGCAGACTCTTCACGAATCAACCTTTTTTCCGGGGAAATAACATAGGCTGATATACCTTTGTGTCTACGAATGGAAACGGCTATGTCGAAACTTTTATAATTTTGTTGTTCAACATAGCCGCCAAGAGTGTAAGGAAAGTCTGTTTTTTCTATCATAATGCTTTGATATTAATAAGTGGTACAATCGTATCAATAATTTCTACCGTAGGTTCTATAAGTTCTTTTATTTCCTGAACATTTTTATATGCCATAGGACTTTCGTCCAATGTTCCTTCACATACGGAAGTGGAATACACGTTGCTCATTCGGGCTTTGAATACGTCCATTGATAATTTCTCTTTAGCTTTGGAACGGGAATATAAGCGTCCTGAACCATGTGGTGCAGAATAATTCCAGTCTTTGTTTCCCTTACCACGACAAAGAAGAATACCGTCTGCCATATTCATAGGAATCACAACATAATCATTGGCATATGCGGCAATAGCGCCTTTACGGATTATCATATCATCAAAGCTGATATAGTTATGGACTGTCTCAACAGATATTGCGGTGTTCCAGCCCAAAGTTCTGATTATGCGTTGTATAATCAGTTTGCGGTTGAAAGCAGCGTATCCCTGTGCAATTACCATATCACATAAATAGTAGAGCATTGCTTCATTTGTGAGATACCCGGAATACCCGGCAAATTTTTCCTTCAAACGCTGTATTTCTGTTTGCATGGATTGTGGCTCAACAGTGGACTTCAAGTGTTGAATTTCATTAGAAAACGCTTTTTTGTCAAATTTTGCAATTTCTGCATGGTATTTACAGACTTTCACACCAAAGTTGCGTGATCCGGTATGTACTGTAAGAAATATATTATTGGTTGACTCGGCACACCCCAGTTCTATAAAGTGGTTTCCACCTCCCAATGTACCTAAAGAGTTGTAGAATGTGGTTTCATTTATTCCCATCTTTTTACAAAGCAGTGATACGTATTCTTCATTAATAACTGGTTTGCTTAGTTGGTATTTAGAGCAGAATTTGTCCATTCTGATAGATAAGAAGATAAACAAATCCTCCTTTTCTTGTTTGGATAAGGATTGTTGGTTAATCTCAAATCCCATAGGTATGGTGGAACGGATTGCATGATTAATGTCCGGGAAAGATTCTTCTGTTATTGCGTTTTCAATTTCTACGCATAACATTCCACAACCAATATCCACTCCAATATGATTGGGATTAACACGATCTGTAACCGGCATGGTGAATCCAATCACTATGTCTACTCCCTGATGGGTATCAGGCATGATACGAACCGGAACACCGGTCGTAACCGGATTGTTCAAAATATTTTGTATCGTTCCAATAGCTTCATTTTCTATTGTATTGGCAAATATTTTACAATCCTTGCCGTATTTTCCTTGCAATTCAATCATAATCAATTTTTTTTGTTAAGTTTTTCAAGAAGTTCATTTACACAGTTTTTGCGTATTATCCATCTTTATCATGGAAGGATTTGACAGTTGTCCAAATTCCTGCAAATTTAATTTGCACTTTGTTATCAGAAAGAAAGTATTTTTCTCTGTTCCCATTACGGTTATTTTCTACTAATGTAGTTGTTCTATTGATTCTGTACAGTTTCATTTGTTTCTTTAGAATGATAGTTTCTATCAAGTATTTCAACACATTTTTTTATCCCATAATCGAAACCTTGTTTGTAACCTCTAGTATATTCCCCTATATTATATACCGCCACTGACAGACAAAACAGAAGGATACCTAAAGCCTTATGCCAACCGGGCAACGAGATGGAAAACGGCTTAAATGTAATTGTTAGATCTCCAACCCATAATAGGGCGATAACACATATAATTGTAAATAATATTGTTTTCATAATTGTTCCTTATACGTTAAACCTCTATCTCAAACTGCTCACTTTTTGCTGATGGCATACAATCAAGAAGAGAAGAACTTACTGAAACGTAATAGATACCATCTTTTTCAAGCGGGAGCCAATGGAAGTAGCGTCCTGTTTCTTCGTGCATCACTGGAATCCCAAATTTATTAAGTGGGCTACCATTTATACCTCGAAACTTCCTACGCCATTTATCAATAAATTCACGACATTCTTTCTTTCGTTTATCGATTTTCCAACACGGATGCTTCTTATCATCATTATTCGGAATCAGTTTCTTAGGAACAAACTCCTTATCATCAAATCCAATAAGAGTATAAAGCCACTCAGCGGTTATTCCAAATGCCCATCCATATCCGAGGCTATCCGGTCTTGAACCACAATATTCTTGAATCATATCTTTAGCTTCGTTTTGTTCACGCATAAGCCGTTCATTCATTTGTTTCAGTAGCTTCTCAAGCTCTGAACCTCGTTTTGCTATTATTTTCATATCTGTTCCGTTATGATTCTGATAAATATTTTATTAAACTCTTTTTGTCTCTAAAAAGCCTTTTATCCCATTGTGGATAATTGTTTCTGGGCACACTTAGTCCATCTGACAGCTTATAAACCATAAGAAAACTATCATCAGTATAGGATATTTCGATAATTATTTTGCTTATACTTGTATGGATAATGTTATCCCCGCTCAGATAACATACACTATCACCTACATTAAACTCTGTGTCTATATTCATATCTAATCGTGTTATGAGTAATACACTATTCCTTTATTCTCTACAGTCTTTTTCAGGACACAAACATAATGATCGAAAAAACGACACAGATATTCATTTAATTCTGGCTTTATAACAGACTCGTATTCCTCAAAATCATGCAGTATCTTTTCTGCTACCGTATAATCTATCGCACCTTCACAATCAGATGTTTGCAAAAATTCAATGAATGGCTTACCTATGAAGTTGTTTACGTTATTCCAAACGTACTTTACATCATGTTTCAAAACCACATGTGATATTATATCTCTGAAAGTAGAATATTGTGAATAAAAAATATCACAGTCGGAATATAAAACATCAGCTTTATAGCAGCCTTCTTCAACCGTAGGTATATGGTTTATCGGTTCCATTCCGTGCGCTTGATAAACATACCACCCATTCCCAGTATTATCATATTCCTCTCTTGATATTTTATCGCCCAATTTTAAGGCATAAATACTTAATCCCATATTAGCTCCTTTCTGTTTAGTTATACGTTAATTTCTAATTTACCCCTATATTTGTTATATGGACTTTCTACATAAAATTCCCACTCACCAGTAAATCGTAGCCGAAAGACTTGTTTTGCAAGCTCAATGACATCTTCTATTGTTTTAAAACAGTTAGTCAAATCGCCTTCATTGTAGTAATCTCCCCATCGTTCCGGGTCTTTGTCTATTTCTTCCTTAGTAAGCGGACGTTTAAGCACAAGTTCATAGATATAATGTGCCAATGGGATATTGTTGTCAAATATCATTTTACCATGTCCTGGCTCTCCGTCACATTCCATATTGACACCTTGAATCTTTATCTTTCCGTAATAATGTATAGCATTGGAAGAAATGCCTCTGAACGTTGTAATTTCAAGCGTAGCGCGCCTTTTGGGATTATCTTTGGTGTACCCCCAAGACCTTACGGCATGTAGTTTATCATTAGAAAGTATAATATCAAGACCGCATTTATCTGTAAACACATCGGGATAAACATATTGTTCCCCTTGGCTTTGTTTTACTATCTGCTCTAATGTCATATTTCCTCCTTTCTGTTCCATTATTGAATATTCTGATTAATGTAATCCACAATCTTTTCCAATCTACTTGAAGAAAACAAATGATTATTAAGCGTTCGCTTGCCTTCTTTCCATTCGTAAAATAATTGATAATATGGTGGATTGAGTGTCCGGTCAACCTTTATGCGATATTGATTAGTACCATATTCAGTTATAAGATTCTCAATATATTCGTCCGAATTTTCTAAATCAGTAACAAATACCATCTTATCAGTAGTAAGTATCATCTTTTAGTTCCTTTCTTATCTTATTTGAATTATTCTTCCTCCCCGTTGTAGAAATCCATTAAGAAATTATTAGCTTCTCTTTGAAGCCTATTCATCAACTCGCGCACCATTTTACCCTTACTAAAGACATCATGTTCGTGATACTTCATTGATGGGAATACGAGAGTAAAACATAGCGTCATTCCGTTTTTATCCCATCCACCTAAAGTAGCCCCGGATTCACTCGTTTTTATTCCGTACTCAATCCGTGCATCTTCTACTTCCTCAAGGGCTTTATCATCTACGTTGTACTTTTGCCATACGTCCCAATCGTAAATAGCAGTTGCCAGCTTATCTACAAAGAATGGAACTGCCTCTTTTTTTAATCTATATTTTCTCATTACTATATCGTTATTAGTTAATACAAATATTCTTCTGGATCATATCCTAATTCGATAATCCCCTGTTTCAATTCATTGATATTACGTTTCCATCCCAGACGATCTCCTTTGACTTCCGGGTCATTATTGTCAAGCATGAGTTGAATATCCTTTATCTCTTCGATTTTATCTTTAACTGAATCATCGGTTGAGTAACATTCAGGACATAGCATCTTGCCTTTATTCAATTCTGATTCACGAGTAGAATTTAATTCCACCCATTCTCCGCATTTACTGCATGGTACTGGCATTTCCATAATATTCCTTTTTGTTCCGGTTATTCGTTAATTGGCAGTTTCATAAAGCACATCCATATTGTCTTACTCTGTCTTCCGGTAGTATGTCCGAAAAGAGGTTTGAACGGGATAACAGACAAAACTTCCGCAGCTTTTATCTCACTCTCATTCCATTTGAATACAAGAGTGCCGTAAGGCTTCAAGACGCGCATACACTCAGTAAATCCATCGTGTATTAGTGACTGCCAGTTTTTCGGCAGTTTTCCGTATTTCTTAGCCATCCATGAGGTTTCACCAAGTGTTTTTAGATGAGGTGGGTCAAATACTACCATGTGAAAAGAATTATCCTCAAACGGCAAGTTGGTAAAATCGGCTATTATATCAGGTTTTACTTCTATAGTTCTGATTTTATCTCTGTCCTTGGCAGTTACTATTTCCGATCTCTTATCAACGAATAAGGCAAGAGGATTATGTTTGTCAAACCAAAACATCCTACTGCCGCAACAGGCATCTAATATAAGTTTTCCATTTTCCATTAAGCTATTTCTTTTGATTTCTTCAATCTCAACTTTCTCAAT